TCAGGTAAGTAGCGATTCTGTTGTTTGCGTGGTCTTCCCATTTTTCACTCCCATTAAATAAGCAGGTGATTTCCATTTCCCAGTGGATTGAGCTTCTGGATATTGTTGGCGGGGGTGCCCATAGACATCTTTGTATAGCACTAATGGCTTATACTTGTTTTCATCTTGAATTATATAGTGACGCTCCCTCAACCATTCGATTTGTCTTTTCTTTTGACGATAGCCTGTTAAATCAGCAAGTTCGTCTTTCGTTAAAAATTCAGTAGGTTGTTCCATATTCTCTCCAAATAACCCCCTCATTTAGAGGGATTGAGTTAAATAATCGTTAAGCCTTTGTCCTATCCACCGCATACAAGGGACGGCCATTATAACTTTTGCCATATGTAACCCTTGTGCGTTTTGCGTTTACCCTGAATGCAAAGGCTGATTTTTGAATGTGAGAAACCATCTTTACCTGCACTTGTCATTGAGGTGTATTTTTTGAATAATTTCCCGTCCAGAGTTATTGCGGCAACAGGAACTGAGCAACGCTCAATATTCATTTTTTTCATCCTCTCGGAGTGCTTGCTAAAACCTCCAAGTCTTGAGCAATGCAACATATTTTCTGAGCGTGTACACCACTCTAAATTTTCAGGTCGGTTGGCATATATCCTTTATCCGTTAAAACCATATGCCCAGCGGTAAAACAAGGCGTACCTCCAACCAACACATCAGGAGCGGGAATTTCGCCGTTTAATATTTTTTTAGGTAGGGCGATCATATCGCCCAAGTTCGGCACATCGGGGAAACGGTGAGCAAGCACTGCACACGGAAACGGCTCAATCTCGCTGAACCATAACGGCGTACCGATGTCGTGCCACGCTACACTTGCTGCCTCAATGCCGGAGCAGATAGATCCATAGGTGAATTTTATTATGTTGTTCATACAATCTTCTCCGCCTGCACCGCAACGCAAATATCATCAATAAATGCGTTAAAAGTGCGGCGTAATTCTGGTTCAAAAAATTCTGCGATCAGCTTGGATAAGCGAACCTCGCCGACAATTCGTTCAATCGCTTGTTCTCGGGCAAACGCCTCTAATTCAAGCGGTTTTATCTCTTCTTGTGGCGGTGGTGGCGGTTGGATACTTTCCCAATGATCAGGTCTAATTTTCCATTTATCAGCACAAATTTGTTGAATTTGCCCACCAGCACAATCGATTAACTCCCGAGAGCAATCATCGGTCGTTTTGGTTTTGTCTACCACCAAGAATAGGACTTCAATCGGGGTATCCTCAAAGGCGTTTTGGATGCGGTTGAGTTCTACAAGTTGATTGCCAACTTCTTCTCGAAAGCGTTTTTCTGTTTGGCGGTAGCCAACGCCGGGAAAGAGAATGAAAAATCCCCATTGGTGACTATTTGCCAGTCCTTTTAGGACGAAAATATCATCAACCACCCCAGATTTTTTCCACGGAAATTCGGATTGAATTTGTGCTTGTTCGGCTTGGCTTAAATCCTTAAATTTAAGGGAAAATGGCGGATTCATAATCACGCAATCGCACGGTTCGCCGTTAGGATAGAGAAAGAAGCTCTGATTATAGATTTGAGCCGTAGGGAAATTGTGCCGTAACACATCGCAGCTTTCGGATTGGACCTCTACCGCAGTAAAAGAGGTTGGGCGGACAAATTGCTCCAACTGCCCAGAACCTGCCGCCCCGTCAAAAACAGAAACATTATTTCTGGCATACTGCTTGACCTTTTCAGCAACATAACGGCGTAGAGCTTCACCTGTGATGTATTCAGCGAATTTGTCGGCTTTTTTGCGGTTATTGTGTTCTTGGAATTGCATTTTTCCTCCAAAAAATAACCGCTTGTTCCGCAAGCGGTTGGTTGTCAAGTGTTCATTTGTTCAATTGTTCAATGAACAGTTCATTTACTCGGATTTGTCTTTATTTCGTTCGGTCAATTTATATTGACGGAAGAACGCTTGGGTGGCGAATGCAACGGCCACACCGGTAATAATGCCTAAAATGAACATTGTTTTTACTCCTGTTTTAGTTTTTGGATACGCAATTCAACTTCTTCAATCTGACGTTTCATCAGCTTTCTTGAATGCCATAACATATTGGCGGATAAGCATAGAACCCCACTTAGTACAACGTGGAAAATGACTTGTACAACATCAGCCATTATTGTCCTACCTTCACAAACGGCACTGTGCCGTTCGGTGTCATTGTGGTTGGTAATACGCCATTCCATTTTTCCGCCGCAGTGAGTTCTACTAGCTGACGATTTTCTTTCAGGGCTTCACCTTTCGCACGAATAGCGGCGGCTTCCGCTTCACCGGCAAGGCGGACTTTTTCAGCGTCTGCTTTGGCTTGAATCACTTCGGCATCGGCTTTTGCCTGTGCATTGACCTTGACTATTTCCGCCTGTTTCTGCTGGATAATCAGTTCACGTTCGGCGGTTTGGATTGCCACGTTTTTCTGTACGCTTTCTTCCACTCGTTTTTCGTATTCCTTGTTAAATTGGATCACGGTTTGCACGGCGGTAATTTCAATCGGATAGCCTTTCACCGCCTCACGAATTTGGCTTGTGATGTCGGTAGTTAGCTTGGCCCGATTTTCTAACGCACGCTGAGCGGTATATTCGCTGAATACCACTTCCAACGCTTGACGGCTGCGAGGTTCGATTAGTTGGTTGATCATATTGTCGGTGGTACGGTAGTTTTTGTATACCGCCACTGGATCGGTCAGCTTGTAAGTAATCGTAAGGGCAGTAGTTACCGTCTGCGTATCACGGGTATAGGCGGAAATGCCACCGGCTAGATCGCCGTTGCCGTCAAATGCGCCGAGAACGATTTTTTGCTCACGGGTGGAAAAGGTAATATCATCTTCTAGCCACGACCGCCAGTGCAGTCCGGCTGATTTTGTTTCGATGATTTCGCCGTATTTTGTGACTAAGCCGATTTCGCCCTCATCAACGGAGAACGGCGAACAAGCAGTAAGTGCGACCGCAAGCGGTGCGATAAGGAGGATTTTCTTCATTTGAGTTTCCTTGTGGGTGGATAAAAATAAACCCTGCACGGGCAGGGTCGGTTAAAGTTCTTTGATGGCTTTTATCACTTTGGATATCAAGTAGCCTAAAATTAGTCCTAACAGAAAGGCGGTAGAGGTTGGCATTATAAGTCTCCCTCTTTCACAAACACGCCATCAATCATTTTTCCTTTTCGATTTTTGATTTGAATATAAGCATAGAGGAGAGCTGTTTGTACGTCTGTTTTGTAGAATTGAGCGATAAGATCAAGCTGATTTTCAAAGCCGCTTAAGTAATCTTCTAATCGAGATAAATCACAACCTCTAGATAACTCACTTGCTACATTACCTAAATCAATATTGGCCTGAACAATCTGAGCCGCAACTCCACAATTAAAATTGGTATTATCGCAATGGCTAATGCTAAACAGTTTTTCCATTTTGAGCTGTTTACGCATAATCGTACAAATCACTAGACAGTCACCTAGACTGTCTAAAATAGTTTCAAATTCATTGGTTGCTACACCTGCACATAATTCCCCAAACTCTTCCATTAGTTTTAACATTTGCTTTTGTGGGGTAGAGCCGTTAATTAAATTGCGGTCTTCCGCCCATTGTTCGATGTTTTTAATTAGTTGTTGCATTGTTTAGTCCTCTCATTTCTTTCATTGCTTCATCAATCGCCGTGCGTAAATCGGCATTTCTTGCCATACGGAAATGCTGGCTGTTTTCAGCGTGATTACTAATAACAAATTCGTCTGATAAGCCATTGTAGCGGATTTCCATTTTGTGCTTTTTGATAAAATCTAAGCGTTTGGTGTCTGTCATTGGTTGTCCTTTGGCAGCTTTGGAAGTGGTTGCCAGTGGGTTACTGCAATCACATCGTCATCAAGCCCATATTGATTTACACTAAGAAAATACCACTCGTTATCGGCAAGTTCTCTTGAAACTATTAAAATTAACTGCATTCCTGAAATATCGCATAACCCTAGCACATCCGTTTCAATAGGTGGTAATTTGTCCTCAATGGAAATCCAGCCGTTGTTTTCTTTACTCATTTTCTTAAATCCTTTACAGTAATTTCAAATTCAGGCTCGCCATTTTCTTTTGAGATAATGATTGGGGAACCAAACTTCAAACAGTGTTGAACTACACATAATAGAGCCGGCATTGTCACATCTTGCTTTTCAGTCCATAAATCGCCTTTTTTATTGACATAGCCTGCATAAATTTCATTTGTGAGTGGCGATACGCCTAGTTTAATTTCTTTCATTTGCTTTCTCTTTTGGTGGCTCGGGAAGAGGTTGCCAGTGGGTAACACCATAGACAGGCTGAATACCTAAGAATCCACCCGGCTTGAACCAGCTCTCGCCATTGAATTGAGCAATCATAATAAAATTGTTTGTTATCAAGACTTCTTTGCGGATTTCTGGCAATCTGTCTTTGACTGAAATCCAGCCATTAGTTTCTACAAGTTCTGGTTGTTCAATAAAATTGTCAACCTCTTCAAAGTACCCAGATTCCTTTTCTTCACTTGTAAGCGGGCGAATATCTGATTTTGCTCTACCTAAAACAACGCCATAAACTGCATATGGTAAATCATTGGCTTCATAGTTTTCGCAATCATCCATTTCACTGGCAAACTCATAGGCTTCAGCAGCACCATTTAAACAGCTTTGTTTTGCTTGCTCTAAGGTTTCGTGCAGATTTAGGATATGTATATCATTTGATACATCAACTGAAAAATATTTTTCTTTGCTCATAAATTCCCCCTAAGTTATATTTTCACTATATTTCTTGCCTGTTACGGCTTCCAATACCGCCACCGCTTGCTCTTTCGTTTCAAACTCCAAATCCAGCCGCCATACTGCATTTTTATCAAGATGTGATTCGGGATAAATGCTATCTGTTAATGGTTTTGGTAAGCCTTTGGTATTGGTATTGTCTGATGATTGCGGAGTATAAATATCGCCGCCTAATAGGGCATATCCGGCAATATCTTGCCAGCTATCTTGGTGGTTTGAGCCGTTATTCAAAATACGAGCCAGTTTAAACAGTATCATTTCAACCGAGATTTGCTGCCGCCAAGTAAGTTTCTCTGCGTGCGGGTCGCTTACTTTGCGTAAACCACCATAAATCTTGGCGAAACTGTTGTAGTTGCCGTGTTGTTGTTCACGTTCATCTAAAATATGTTGGGTTGTTTTCATCGTGAATTTTCCTCGAGAAATAACCGCTTGTATTCAACAAGCGGTCAATTTTCATTAAAAACTTACAAGTAAACTTATAAGCTAACTTACAAGCTAGATCGCAATCGTACCGATATTGACCTTGATTGATGTTTCGCTAAGTGCATCGGCTAGCTTTTCCGCAAACTCAGTCGCAATAGACTCTTCAATTTGCTCAGCATGAACTAAGCGGGCAGTTAGTACAGGTTCACCGCTACCGGTTAGCACCTGTACACGCAGAGTAAATGATCGAGTGTCTAAGCCATTGTATGGATTGCAAGTAAATACAAGGTGAGTTGGCAGTTGCAGTGTAGATTTAGCTTCTACCGATTCCATCGCTGATTTTTTGGCTGCGAAATCGCTGAGTTCATGTTCTTCATTTCGGGCGTGGTCAATCGTCATTTTACGCACCGCTTGGACGGCATTTTTAATACTGATTTCATCTTCGTGGTGGTAAGCGTTCAAGTAGATGCCCCAATCTTCGAGGAAATCAGAAAAATCACGCTGTGAGCGACGTGAGCCATTAATTTCGCATAGAGCTTTGTATGCTGCGGTTTTCTTCATCACCAAATTAGCACGATGTTTAGCGTGACCGGCTTGTTCTCGGTTGCCCATATCAAATACAATTTCCGCACTCATTTTCTCTTGGTCAATAAAGCATTGTGCGTTTTCTTGGGCATTGGCGGTAGCATATTCAATCAGGCTACCAAAACGTTGCGTTGAAAACGCTGCACGGAATTGGTTACGGTGAGCTTGGAAAGGCTCTAAATTTTGTAATTTAATGCCTTCTGGTAGCATTACTGCACCAAAATCAGTTTCAAGTTCTTTGGTTGCAGCAACAGCAAGAGCCGAAATTTGTTGAAGTGTCGTTTTGTCCATTTTAAGTTCCTTTTGTTTGAGTAAAAAATAAAGCCACGCATTAACGTGGCTATCGAAAATTAAGCAGCTGCTTTAGAAAGAGCTTTTAAACCGCTAGGGCTTTCTTTTACTGCCGTTTCTGTTTTTTCAGGTGTAGCAGATAATGCCCCACCTTTATGAACATACATTGGTGTGGCGGTCGTATCTTCTTCAGCTGATTTACCACGCTTAGTTGGTTTAACGTAGCTCAATTTGTGCTGAATTTGAACAGATGGGCTGTCGCTATCCATTTTGTCTAAGCTAAATTCAACCGTAACTTTCCCTTTCTTATCGTGGGTCAGTACGCCTAACGCCACGTCTGAAAGAGCTGTAGCCAGCTTTTCTTTGAAAATACCGCAATCTAATTCATCTAAAAATTCAGGTACATTTGTTTTTGCCATTTTGGGTTCTCCTAATTAGGGTTTGAGTAAAATTGTTAGAACGGAATATCATCATCAAAATCTCGTGATTCTGAATCCGTCATTACGTGGCTATATGGATTGGTTGGCGGTGGGTTTCCTGCCGGTTCGGTTGCCCAATTATTATTGCTGTTTCCGCTGTTTGGGCTGCCGAGCATTTCTAGCCGGTCGGCGATGATTTCGGTCGTCCAGCGGTCTGTGCCGTCTTGGGCTTGCCATTTTCGAGTGCGTAGTTTGCCCTCAACATAGACTTGTGAGCCTTTTTTCAGGTATTTGCCGATAATGTCAGCTAAATTCCGAAAGGCGATAATGCTATGCCACTCTGTGGCTTGTTTTTTATCGCCTGATACTTTATCCGTCCATTCGGTCGAAGTTGCCACACTGATTTTGGCGACTGAATCGCCATTTGGCATTGTTCGCATTTCAGGATCGTTGCCTAAACGTCCGACGACGATAGCTTTGTTTACGCCTGCCATAATTAGCCCTCTTGATTATTGATATTGAGTTTACGCACTTCAATAGCTTGAATTAGCTCCGATAACAGTTGCGGATATTCAACGAATTTTTCATCCACATATTTACGCATTTCTTCAATACGCTCATTGGTGTCAGCTTCATTAATCTTTTCAAGCATTTTATCTTTGTGAGCCTCCGCTTTTTTCAAACGTTCCAGCTCCAAATCCACACCGCTCTCTAACCATTCCACGAGCTTTTGCCCTGTTTCAACGGATAGTCTGAACGGATTGCCGTTAGGTGGAAATAACCCTGTACGGTCCTTGCTTGGTTGAGCAAAATTACCGTCGTGGATTAAATCTAACACGGTAGTAAATTCATACTCGATACCGTCATTTTGTTCCGCTTTCATTCCTAGCTTTTGAACCTGTTTGCGACCGTTTACTTCTGCTTGGGTTGTCTCGGTTTTGCTTCTCATTGTCACAATGATGTGAGCAGGGCAAGCAAGCAGATCATCAATTAAAGCACGATGGCGTGCTTTGGTTTCACTCCACGCACTCCACGTATTCCCTTTGAATTTTGCCTTGGCGATTTCGTCGTTTAACTCTAAACAACCGCCAGCCCCCGACCATTCGTGCGTGATACTGTCGATAATAATCACGTTAAAGCCATTATTTACGGCAAGTTGCACCGCTTGGCGGTAGCGTTCAGGTGTATAAGGGGCGGAGAGTTCTAAGACATCAAAATCGACGATGTCAGAATAAAGGGAAGCACTCCCTTTTTCTGTGTCAATCACGGCAATTCTGCCGCCAATGCCTTTTGCGGTAAGCAATGCACCGTAAGTTTTCCCTGAACCGCTAGGACCAGTTAAAGCCAAGCGAAGTTTGGATTTTTTGCGTTCTGCTTTTTGGAATTGCATTGTGATTACTCCGTAAAAGTCATTCGTTTGTAGATTTGGCGGACACGCTCAACATCTTTCGCACAGTATTCTGCTACTTCGGCAATTTTGCCGTCTTTGACGTATTGCCATACTTTTGAGCCGTCAATCTCGCCTTTTTGCTCAATGTCTAGCACTTTACACAGCTTATCGAGCGACACCGTACCGCCGTAACCAGCCCATTCTGTCATTGTGTCGTAGATATTATTGCGACTGGTGGTGTAACAAGGTCTTACACCATTAATTACCGAGCGTTGGAAAATAAAGCGGTCATCGAATTTAGTAATGTTATGCCCGATGAATTGTGGAACGGTATTGCATTTATTCGCTTTTTCACGCAGGAAGTCGTTAAAACGTGCCAGAATATCTGCTTCACGGTCTGCTGATTGCCAATCTTCACGGTAGAATAGCACTGGCGGTTCGTCGTTGATTGCTACACCAATTACAGCAATTTCGCCAAAAGTGCCGTCTAGTGCGGTTTTCGCCACCGCTTCGCCTTTGTTCTGCTCAAACCATTTCGCAATGGTATCTTCACTTTTGTAGTTTGCTGGTGGTTTCAGCGTTTCCGTTACATAGGCTTGGAAATCGGCGTTTTGAGTTGGGATTGTTTCGATGTCGATGTAAATTTTCATTGTTTGCCCTCTTGTTTTGGCGTGGTTTAAGTAATTGGTGTTGGCTGGTAGCGTGGTGTACGCTGTGCCAGTTCGTGGGTCTTCCCATTCGCTTTGCTTATCAACGTCAAGCATTGTTATTCCTTGTAGAGTTTAATAGGTGTATCTCTGCCAATGTTGAACCGCTCAATTTTGCGGTTAATCAACATAATTGCGTTTTGGCGGCTGTATTGTGGATAGGTTGTGTGCTGTAATTTGCCGTCATAGTAAAACTTGGCGACAAATTGTTTACCGACCGCCACAATCTCCACACCTGTTTCAATATTTTGTGTCATATTTCCCTCCGCAGTATTGATTGCCGTTATTTTTAACTACCCAAACACCTTGATTGCGTTCACATTTGTAACGTTGCATTTGTATGTGGTCGTCATAATCCATTCGCCCGACAATGCCTAATAGCAAAATTAGCAAGGCAAATGGGGCAAGTTGTTTCATTCTGTTCATAGGATTGTCCTTTGGGTGAAAAAAAGCCCACGTCTTAGGTGGGCAAAATGGAGAATTACCTGTAGCCGTCGGGGTTTAACCTTTCACGACAATCAAGGTCTTTTTATGCCATTCAAGGCGACACTCGACTTAGGCGAAAACTAGTGCAGAAAAACCTAAGTGTTAGCACCGAATGCCGCCTTGAATGGCGACCGCAGAGAGATTCGAACTCTCGACCCACTGCTTAGAAGGCAGCTGCTCTATCCACTGAACTATGCGGTCAAAGTACCGTTGCTTAACCCAACGGCAGGGCTTACTTCAATCTAAGGAGGATGGCTTTCACCATCTCAAACCGCTCTCTAGTCCATTCGTTTCGCTGGATAACGGCACTTTGGGAAAACATACGCAAAAAACCAAAGTGTGATTATCGGGCTAACTCTTTGTTGAGAGCGGTTTGAGATGGTGGCTCTTTTTATACTTGTGAGCCGTCAAGTTTCCTTATTGTCTCTCACAACTCAAATAAGGATTAAGTTATGAAAAATAATATTTTAATTACTTATGATTTAAATAAATCAGGGCAAAATTACGCAGCACTCATTGAAAAAATTAAAACTCTTGGAGCTTGGGCTAAAGTACAGCAGTCAGCTTGGTATCTTCATACTTCATATTCCTCAAAAGAGGTTTTAGAAATGCTAAGCACCGTAACTGATTACAATGACTCTCTTTTTGTTGCTCAATTATCCGAGGCTAATTGGAGAGGATTATCCAATGAGGTTAGTAAATTTATTCAAGAACAATGGTGGAAATAGACCTATTCGCAACTTCCATTACCTGTATTTATTCCGCTTTTATTGATTGTTTCAATTACAGAACAACATCGTGATGCAAGCATTTCTGGGTCCAAGCAACCATTTTCTACAGCTTTAAGTACAGCCTGTTTGATATGGTATTTATCCTCATCAGACAGGCCATTCTCTACAACCTTTAATTCCAAATCTTTAGGGCTTCCTAGTTGTTCATTTAAAATAACAACTTTCGCAATTTCAAAATTTTTGTTTTTCATAATTTACCTCTAGTTAAATATTCCAAAACACACTTTCTCAAATATGCTTTGGAATTTGAAATGCCGTCTCTCCGAGCTGTCACGCAATTTTAGAGCTGCGTTTGCACAATTTGAATTTCGGTTACTCCCTTGTGTCTCAATGTACACGCCCAGACTTTCACCTAAACCGCTATAAGGGTATATGCTTGTATTCCTTTGCTTGCACCAAAGGGCATAACGCTTTGAAGTAGTGGGCGTTTTAAGGGCTGCCTCCGACTTTCGTCTTCCTACTTTTCACCATTAGGCTTAAAGCGGTTTTGAATTTGATTTTTAAAGAGCAATCCCTTTCGGGTAGGTTTAGAACCTTTATTCAAGCCCTCCGTGAAGGGCTTTGATAAAAATTCTTAGTGAATGTAGGCTTGCCAAAGTTGCTGAGCTTGCTCGGCGTTCATTTTGTCGCTTTGGTTCCAGTCGATTAACTTGCCATTTCTGAACATTGCTCTTTCAATCACAAACTCTTGCGTGGCTTCATTTTCAAAGACCTCAAACACATTGATGAAATCACTGGTGCGTTTTTCTTTGCGTCCGCATAAAATGTAGTCTTTGTGGTTGTTTAGCGTTGTTTGTGCGTTCATTTTGGTTTCCCCTTTGTCTGTGGCGTTGTTTGTTTTGATGGGTTTATTATCACAAATTGAAATCATTAAGTCAATTCAATTTGTAATTATTTTGACTAAATAAATTTCAATATGTGATTAAATAATTGATTTTTAAAGAAATTTATTTTTAGAAAGGTTGTTTGATTGCTTAATAAATAAACAGATTGAGTTGCAAGCGGTCGTTTTTGAAGAGAATTTTGCAGATTTTAGGCAAAAGAAAACCGCCACGAGGGCGGTTTATTCAAGGAATATTATTTTATCTTTTGAATTGTTGTAGTAACAGATCGAGTTTATTATCAACCCCATCTATTTTCTTCTCCATATTGCCTAGTCGCTGCTCAACATTGTCTAGTCGTTGTTCGACATTATCTAATCTAGATTCAACTTTAGTGAGGCGAATATCAAGATTTTTGATATTGGTCTCTACTTGGACAAACTTATCATCAATTTTCGAGAATCGAGCTTCAACTTTGGTGTCAAGGTGTGAATATACTGTCCATAATGCAATTCCAGCAGTAACTACTAATGCAATGAGTGTAGAGCCACCAGCTTTATAAAAAGCCTCTTTCGTCAAATAATTTGACTTGATTTCTCTTACATCGCCTTCAACTTGTCTTAATCGAGCATCTAAATTCACTTCTTCAGTCTCCTGATAACTAATTTGTGAATTATTATGCCCGCCGTATACTGCATTTGCAAGTAAGGATAGTATGATTGCATCTCTAGGATCATTTTGAATCATTGGTCTATTCATTTTGTGAGCCCTTAATCCATTCTAAAATTCTCTCTCTGTCGAAAAAAAGCATATTATTACAGCAAACACAAGTGACAATAACGGCTGTTCTCGCTTTTTGGTCTAACCAATATTTTGTTCCTTCCCGTTCATTGAAATGCAAAGAATGAAATTCAGGAGCTGCAAATTTCATAACTTCATCAGGATGATGGCTCTATTCGGTATGGAATGGTTGGAACACCGATAATTTTCTCTCCGCATAATTCCGTAAAAGTGTCATAGCCATCGTGTAAATAATGTTCTTGGCTATTACAAATAGGGCAAGTTAAATTCCGCCCAGTACGTTGCGTGATAAAATCCGCAAACTGTTCAGGTTTAATGCGTTTATTATTCATTTTAACTTCCTTTCTACCCAATAAAACAACCGCTGGCTACAAATAGCTCCGATGCTCAACCGCCACACCGATAATGCGAATATCTTGTTTCATTGAGCTGAGTGTCGGGAAGTCAGGATTAAGGGGGATTAATTCAAAATGAGGATTGCCGGATTCAGACCATTCGCCTAATTCTCGGTAACGTTTTAAGGTTGCTTCGCCTGTGCCATTGACCGCAGCAACATAATCGCCCGGGTGAGGACGTTTGCGAATATCAATTAACACCAGATCGCCTTCACTAAATTTAGGCTCCATCGACATTCCGGAAATTCTTAAAAAGAAAGCGTCCGGTCCGGCATCAATTTCAGTATCAATATAGTCATAGCCCTCCGAATCTTTGAAATCAAAGGCTTCTGTCCATAAACCCGCTTGTATATTGCTGATCAACGGATATGAGTTCGATTTTGTCGGTCTGGCAAGCTGAACGTTTGTATCAAAAGCAAGTGTTTCTGGAGAAACACCAAGCACTTTGCTGAGTATTTCAATATCATCAAGATCGGGAGTACGATTGTTTCTCTCATAATTAGCAATGCGAGATTGCCCCCATTTGTTATTTTTATCTCGATTATCTATTGATGTACATCTTTCAGCAACTTCATATTGGCTGATTCCTAGCTGTTCTCTGTAAGCCTTAATTCTACTACCTAAGGTTGTCATAGCACTCTCCTATTAGATTTTCCTCATTTTAACACGCTCCGTTATATCCTTGTAAATCACAAAATGAAATTTACAATTAGTTCATTTTGTGATTTAATTAAAAGATATAAATCACAAAGAGAAATTTGTATGAATAAGATAGCTGAAATACGAAACCAAATTGGTATAAGTCAAGCTCAGTTAGCTGTTCAGATTGGTTGGGGGCAACCAAGAATAGCTAACTATGAAACTGGAAATCGTACCCCATCTATTTACGTTGCTCAAAAAATTGTTGAGGGATTGAACGAATTAGGTGCAAACGTACGAATTGATGACGTTTTCCCCGTTGGCAACTAATTTACCCCAAGAGGCTTGCAATGCCACGCAATGAATTAACAAAAAATGCAAGAGCAATAGGACTGAGTGAATCACAATTTAGCCGTACATTTGCAGATAATGTGGAAATGGTGGCGGTGATTATTGATTACTTAAGTATTGAGCTTGCGGATAAAGACGAGTTACTAGAGCTGAAAGAGAAACGATATAAGCGAATAAATCTCGAAGAAGCGAAAACATAGAAGTTACCAACAATGAAAAATTTTTTAGAAAAATTCAATTTTTATTAGAGTGGCAATTTTTATGCTGCTTGCGTGGTGGGTTTTTAACAATTAAAAAACCACCGCTGTAACGGTGGCTCTTTAAAACTAAACAACGAAAGGTATTTTCGATGAATCAATTATTAAACATTTCAGAACAAAAAGCAAGCGTTGCGATAAGTAGTGTCGAAATCGCTCAATTGTGCGAGAAACGCCACGACCACGTTATGGTTGATATTCGCAAAATGTTAGCAGAGCTAAATTTGAACTCTCCCGAATTTTCGGGGCAGTACAAAACCAAAGACGGCAGAATGCAACCCTGCTACTTTCTTCCAAAACGAGAAACAATGATTTTAGTTTCAGGCTATCGCATTGAGCTGAGAGCCAAAATCATTGACCGCTTAGATGAGTTAGAAAAGCAACATCAGCCCTCTATTCCGAAAAATTACCCCGAGGCTCTGCGAATGGCAGCGGAGTTGGCGGAACAAAACCAAGTTTTATTGTTGGAAAAACAGCAGACTACCGCAGAAAACCACGCCTTGAAATCCTACTTTGAACCGGGTTTGACCCCTGCTCAGTTTGTAAAAGGGCTGAATGGCGTAAATAGTAACAAGATAAATGATTATTTACGTAGTCGAGGCTGGTTATACAAAGACAAGCATTGCTGGCGGGTGTTTAGCCACGTTCGGGATAAATATCTGACGGAGTCATTTAAGCGAATTGAAGTTGATCCTGTTGAACGTATTGAGATGGCCACCTATAAGCCAATTTTGCTTGAGAAAGGTGCTGTTAAGATTTTTGAAGCTTATTTACAAGCTAAGTTACCAATGAAAGCCGATTGGAATGGTAAATATTATCACAGTAAGGTGGCGGTATGAGATTTACATCAACAATAAACAACGTCCGCTTAGTGGAATGGGAAATAAATATTACACAAGGGGCATTGGTCGATTTAATCAATCAAGCCTCTAGTTGGGCTAAAGCAGTAGTGATTGATGGCATAACCTATTACTGGATGTCTTTTAGCAAGGTTTGCGAAGAGTTACCTGCGGTTTTTAGCAAAGAAGATACAGTTTACCGCCAATATAAAGCGTTGAAAGAAAAAGGCATTATCGACCACTTCAAAATGGACGGTAAAGATTATGTCCGTTTAACTGAAAAAGGTTGTGAATGGAATAAATTCGAGCCGATCCGAGAGTCGGAAAAAAATCCGAGTGCCGGAAGTAACTCCGAACAAACTCGGAAAAATTTCCGAGAAAGCTCGGAAAAAAATCCGACAGATAATAATACTAATTATAAAAATAATAATGATCATACTCCCCCCCTTAATCCCCCAACGGGGGAGCCTGCCCCTGCGGAAGTTGTGTTGAATTATCTCAATTCGGCTTTGGCAACGCTGGCGGCGCAACTTGGCGAGCGTAAGCCTGTGGGTTACTCACTCAAGCCTTGGGTGAAAAACATCGCTGCACGCATTCGGGAAAGTTCGGTGGCGGACTGTTGCCAAGTGGTGGACTACCTTGTCGCTAAATGGGGACGAGATGAAAAAATGCGTGAATATCTCTGCCCTAAAACGATTTTTCGCCAATCGAATTTTGCGGATTATCTGCCTAAATCAAAAGCTTGGGCGGATAACGGCAAGCCTGTTTGCGTAAATGGTAAGTGGGTTGCACCAGCAGAGCTTGAGAAACGCTTGATTATGCCAACGGTAGAAGAAGTACGAGCATTGTTCCAGAAATCATTGAGTGGCAATCCGTTTAAAGCGTTGGACTTTACCAACAAACGCAATTTAGTGATGTACCACGCCACTATCAACACCAAAAACAAGCGACCACTTGAGCGAGATTTGCCGATGATTATCAGCCAAGAGATTAAAAATGCCGTTGAGCGTATCGACCGGCTAAAAGTACCGACATTTTCGTAAGGATTAGACAATGACAGATTTTGATAAAGACAGCTACCAAACGCCAAAGTATTTGCATAATTGGCTAAATCATCGCTATGCGTGGTTTCACATTGACGGTTGTTCTAACGGCAAAAACGCATTGTATAGCTACTGGATTGGCAAAGCGGCAGAAGGCTTGGACGAAGACACGCTAAGTGGTCAGATTGCCGAGGATTTCTTGGCAGATAACTTGCTCGATGTGATCTTGGAATGTGTGGCAGAGTGGGGCGAATTACTGCGTATTTTCGTGAATCCGCCATACAGCAACCCACTGCCGTTTGTACAACGGGCGGCAGAGCTGAAAAAAGCCGGTCATATTGTGGTAATGCTGTTACCAGCGGATAAGACTACAGAATGGTACACCATTATCCAGCAACACGCTAATGAGGTTATAGACATCATAGGCTATCACGATGAAAAAGGCACTTGGCGGACAGGGCGGATTCAATTTATCAACCCGGTAACAGGTAAACCGGCACAAGGTAATAATAAAGGCTCGATGATTGTTGTGTTTGACCCATTTATTGAGGGCATTGTAACTCGTCAGATGCCGCTGGATAAGATTAAGGAGCTGGGCGGCTATGAAAAATAACGAAGGCTGGGACGGTTTAGATGGCTAAATACCAAATGATGAAATTGCCGGGTGGAGTGTTATCTCCGGCAAGTGAAGCGGACGAAGAGAGCTTAAAAGCACTTAAAAATCACGAGCTTTATGATGTAGAAATTAACTTAAAAATCAATCCGGTGCTACACCGCAAGATGTTCTCTTTTTTCAAATTTTGTTTTGAACACTGGTGTGCAGAAAACGGTTTGCAGAAATTCTCGAATGAAAAGACACAGTTTGATGAGTTTCGTAAGGATTTACTGGTTCAAGCTGGACATTGTGAAATGGTGTTCAGTTTGAGTAATCCAAATGAATTTAAACTAGTACCGAAGTCAATTTCTTATAAAGAATTAGAAGATGACGTAAAACGCCGTGAGTTGTACGTGGCAATTACTAATGCCGCAATGGCAACAGTGTTTAAAGGCTGTAATGAAGAAAACATTATCAATCAGCTTTATTCGTATTTTTAATTTGGTGTAATTACAGGAAATTAAAATGAGTTTTTATCAGAAAATTGATGGCAGTCAATACAAAAATATTTACGCCGTTGGTGATTTACACGGTTGTTATGATCTCCTAATGACGGAGTTAGAAAAAGTAAAATTCAATCGAGAAACAGACTTATTAATTTCTGTTGGAGATTTAATTGATAGAGGAAGGCAAAATCTTAAGTGTTTACAGTTATTGAGAGAAAAGTGGTTTTTTAATGTGCAGGGTAATCACGACCAAATGGCGATTGAAGCCTTGTTATATCACGATTTTAATATGCAGGTTAATTGGATTAGAAACGGCGGTGATTGGTTCTATTCATTACCAATTGAGCAAAAGTTGGAATCGATAGAATTGTTGAAAATCTGCGAAAAACGACCGCTTGTTATTGAACTTGAAATGGTTAATGGTGATTTATGTGTGATTGCTCACGCAGATTATCCTAGCAATGATTATGAGTTCGGTAAAGTCGTTAGTAAGCAGGACATTCTATGGAGTAGGGATAGGTTAGAAAGTTATTCTGAAATAAATATTGATGGTGCTGATACGTTTATCTTCGGACATACAATTGTCGAACAACCAGAAGTACACGGAAACAGACTTTATATTGATACAGGTGCATTTAATAGCGGCAACTTAACGTTAATTAAATTAGGGTGAGTTTAAAAATGGAAAAAATTAAATATTGGCTTAGCGTGCCATTCAGAATTATTGCAGTGCTTATTTCTTTGTCAATTCTTACTCTTAGATATATCGGGTACTTATTGATTTATCCATTAGCATTTTTTGTGGCAGTCGGTAAATTTATTGCTATTGGTCAATGGACATATCAAGAATGCCTTGATGACTTTAAGAGCGATTTTAATCCGATTTAGTGTGTGTTTATTAATTCCCTCGAATTCGGGGGAAGGAGAAGTAAGATGACAAAATTTTTTGAAACTATCGCATTCGTGATGTTATTTGGCATTATTCCAAGCTGTTTGTTGGCGATTAATACTACTTTAATGAATATTAAAAACGCACCGTGGTTTATGGTGATTATTCAGTTAGGTTTTAATATCACTTGTTATTGGTTGTGGTTTATTTCTGTTATGCGGAATGTTATTTAAGGAGATTAATAAGTGAGCCAGTGCAATGAACTGACTGTAATTTTAATCGCCATCGCTATTCTTAGTGTATGTGCCGGTTCACTCTTTTTTGTTGAGTGGTTTGATAAAAGAGATAAAGGAGGTTGGAATGGCTAATCTACGCAAAGAGGCAAAAGGCAGAGAGTGCCAAGTCCGTTTACCGGGTATCTGTAATCATAATCCGGAAACGGTGGTATTGGCTCACTATCGTATGGCAGGATTAAACGGTGTAGGAATGAAACCTGATGATATTTTCGGGGCGTTTTGTTGCAGCAGTTGTCACGATGAAATCGACCGCCGCACTCGCAAAATGGACGTAGAAACTGCCCGTCTGTCACACGCAGAAGGGGTTTTCCGCACGCAACAGATTTTGATTAGTGAAGGGAAATTATGATGACCGTAAAAGAATATCCCATAACTGCAATGGGTAAGCCTCGAATGACCCGAGCGGATAAATGGAAAAAGCGTGATTGTGTGTTGCGGTATCGAGCCTTTAAAGATGAAGTACGGTTGCATAACGTCAGCTTGCCAGAAAGTGGCTATCACCTGATTTTTGTTATGCCAATGCCCCAGAGTTGGAGCAAGAAGAAAAAAGCAGAGATGAATGGTAAGCCACATCAACAGAAGCCCGATAAGGATAATCTCGAAAAAGCGTTACTCGATGCGTTATTTGAAGACGATTGCCGAATTTGGGACGGGAGAGTGACGAAGATTTGGGGTGAGATGGGGAAAATTGTTGTGAAGGAGTTGCAGAATGGCGGATAAATTACTGGAAGAACCCAAACAAGAATGGATTGAAAACTTGCTGAACCTTTGGGGGGCGTGGGTATTTAGTGGTTTAGATTTTGAGAGTCGTATGAATATGATTGCTAAGCTAATGATGAAAGCCGATCAGAATCGTATTTCTGTGCCTGTGCGTGAGATGTGTGATGATGATTTAGGTTTAGTGATTAGCTCGGTGGTAGGCTATTGCATTAAAAATCCTTGCCCGCAGGATTTTAAATACCTGGAAGCCAAATATGTGTATGGGTTGTCGGTGTATGCGATTGCTAAGTATCAGTTAGCCAAAGACAGTTCAGTTGGGTTAAGAGCTTGGCAAAAAAGGATTACGGAAAGCATAAAAGCATCAGAGTGGGTGGTAGCTAAGTTTCTCGATCTTGCTATTAAAAATCATAAAAATGCTGACAAGTTAAAGAAATTTGCTTTTAACGTGTAAAAAGGCTTGATTTTAGTTCTGAAGTTCATTAGTATATCCGTAATGGTGGTCGTCGTGTAAGTGATGTTTACCAGGTAGTGAAGTTTACAACCCTGATCGGAAACGGTCGGGGTTTTTTATTGGGAAAATTTAAGGGTGTAGCTCAATAGGTAGAGCAACGGTCTCCAAAATCGTTGGTTGTTGGTTTGAGTCCAGCCACCCTTTCCAAATGCGAGTAAATGTTATGCTGGAACAACTAAATACTCAGTCAAAAAGCGGTGAAGAAGATCAAGAAAAATCTCAAGATCGCTATGCCGTGGGCTGGCCATCTCGACGTATATCAGATTGCGTTCAGCACTTCCGAAGTAGGAAAATTTATCCATTTGCCAGTAATAATGACGTGAAGCAAGGTTAAATGCTTCTGATGGGACAGAGTAAATTCAATCATTTTTACCCTCTGCTAGTTTATTTGTTGGGGAACAGTATTCTAGCAGAATTTTTAACCAAAGCTCAGTCTCACGACTGGGCTTTTTTATTGCCTCGAAACGGGGTGGAGTATGTAAATGCCAGAGAAAAGTCCTGATATTTGGGTTATGTTGTGGTCTTGGGTGATATTACACGCCAATACACTCACAACGGCAGCATCGGCAATCATTGCGGTGATTCTTCGTGCTTTCTTTGTTCGCAAAAAGCCATTACTGCGATACACAATTTTAGATTCGTTGATTTGTGCGTTGATTGCTGTTACCGCCGAGCCATTAGCTCAACCATTTTTACAATTTTTCTTTCACGTTCAGTCCGAAAAAGCATCTTACTTTCTTGGGGTGATGATTGGCTTTATTGGTACGGAGCGACTAAGAGAGTTTTTATTCAAATTTATCAATAAGAGAGTAAGTAGACATGACTATGACAACCAGTGATAACGGACAACAGTTTATTGTTCGTGAAGAGGGGGAGCGTTTTACTGCTTATCAAGATTCTGTCGGCATCTGGACTATCGGTGTAGGTCATACTGGTTGGGTTGGTAATAAACCAGTTGCTAAAGGTATGACAATCACTAAAGAGCAGTCTCGTGAGATTTTACGAGTGGATTTACGCAGATTCGAAAAGACGGTCAATGAGTGTGTCATTAAGCCATTAACGCAGTATCAATTTGATGCTCTGGTTAGCCTTGCTTTTAATATCGGCGAAGGTGCATTCCGTCGTTCCACATTGCTCAAGATGCTTAATCGTGGCGACTACAAAGGGGCAAGCGAGCAATTTTTAGTTTGGCGTAATGCTGGCGGACGTCCAATTTTACTCAATCGCCGTAAGCGTGAAAAAGCCTTATTTGATGGCGGTAAGTATGTTTAGTCGAGTAAATCAAATTATTGTTGGCGGACTAGCCGCAGTGATTTTGGGTTTGTGTGGCTGGATTTGGCACCAGTCAAAACAAATTGATAACTTAAGAGCCGAAAACCAAACGCAAGCCCAAACCATTGAGCAGCAGCAAAAAGCCAATCAACGGCTAACCGATAGCTTAGAGCAAGAGCGACAAGCGGTCGAAAAAAGCCAAAAAATTGCAAATGAGCTGCGGAATAAAGTGGAGATGGCGAAGAATGAAATTACATCAATACTGGCACAAGACAGTTGTGCTAAGGCTGATTTGCCTAATGGTGTTGCTGATAGCATTAAGCGGTTGCACTAGCAAAACAATCGTCAGCACTGAGTATTTATATCCGCCTGCGGCTTACCTTGTGCCGTGCGAGCGGACAGCATTTAGCGGTAAAACCTACGGCGATACGGTCGAGTATCTCATCAAAGTGATGGGAGAGCGTGATTTGTGTGCTAATCAAATTGACCGTATCAGAGAATGGCAAGCACAAACCAAACAAGGGTTTAAATAGCTAATTATCTAATTAACCGCTATTGAAAATGGGAGCGTAACAGCTCCCTTTTTGTTTTGATGGAAAGTAAATATTACATAATTTAGTTATTGTTTCGGGGTTGGTTGGATAAAACACCGAGGAAATACCTAAGTGATGTGATTTATATAAAACAAAACCCCGAACATTTGCGGTGTTCGAGGTTTTTTTTATTACCCATTGAAACGGAATGAGTAACAAGTTATGGAAATTATTACATTTTTAACCGTAACCATCAAGGAGATTCTTATGGAATATGGTTTATGGCAAATAAGCCTAGCAGTAACAGTCCCTATTTTGGCGTTCGTGTCGCCAAAGCTGATTAATGCTATTGCTAATCTATTAAATGCAATGAAGTAAAGGAATTTAACCCAATGACTAAAAAAGGCGAGGTTAAAGCCACGTCTAAAGGCGTGGGTAAATTAACCGATAAACAGAAACGATTTGTAGAAGAGTATCTCATTGACTTGAATGCGACTCAAGCTGCTATTAGAGCTGGGTACAGCGAAAAAACAGCATACTCAATCGGAGAAGAGAACCTGAGAAAACCTGAAATCAGAAGTGCAATTCAGGGGGCTCGAAATAAACGCTCGGAGAGAACCCAAATTACACAAGATGATGTGCTAAATGGGTTGCTTGAAGTGATTGCAATGAGTACTGGTAAAAAAATTGTGACAGAAACTGATGTTGCGAAAAATGAAAATGGCGAGTTAGTCGGTTTTGATATTGCAAAAACAAAATTCGAACCTGCCGCCGCAAATAAAGCTCTTGAGTTACTAGGTAAACATTTAGGAATGTTTAAAGACAAGGTTGATTTAATTAATTCTGATGGTTCACTGAATCGACCGATGGTGATTGAATTAATTGCTCCGAGTTTAGACGATGAAAGCACAGATTGAACTACCACCTAAACTGTTGCCTGTTTTTGCCAAAGATTATCGTTACAAAGGTGCTTATGGTGGGCGAGGTTCAGGCAAGACTCGGGCATTTGCCAAAATGTCGGCAGTGTCTGCTTATAAAAGAGCAATGCAAGGGGAAAGTGGCGTTATTCTTTGCGGTCGTGAGTTTATGAACTCATTGGAAGAAAGCTCTCTTGAAGAAGTTAAACAGGCGATCAAGTCTGAGCCTTTTTTAGCAAATTTTTTTGATGTCGGCGAGAAGTATGTTCGCACTAAAGATGGGCGGATTTCTTATGTGTTTTCCGGACTTCGGCATAACTTAGATAGCATCAAATCTAAAGCCCGTATTTTGATTGCGTGGATAGATGAAGCAGAAACAGTAAGCGAAACTGCTTGGCGGAAATTAATTCCAACCGTGCGTGAGAATAATTCCGAAATATGGGTAACTTGGAACCCGGAAAATAGAGGGAGCGCAACAGATACTCGCTTCAGGCAAAATCCACCTGAAAACAGCTGCATAATTGAAATGAGCTACCAAGATAATCCTTGGTTTCCTGATGTGCTCGAGCAAGAGCGGCTAAATGACAAACAGCGGCTTGATGATGCGACTTATCGCTGGATTTGGGAAGGTGCTTATTTGGAAGCGAGCGAAGCGCAAATCTTTCGCGGTAAATATCAAGAAATGGAATTTGTGCCGAACCCTGATTTTGATGGCCCATATTACGGCTTAGATTTTGGTTTCGCGCAAGATCCGACGGCGGCGGTCAAATGCTGGGTATTTAATGGCGATCTGTACATCGAGTTTGAAGCAGGCAAAGTGGGCTTAGAACTTGACGACACCGCAGACTTTATTGCCAAAGGCGTGCCACAAATTGCCGATCACGTTGTGCGTGCAGATTCGGCGCGTCCTGAGTCAATTAGTTACCTCAAACGTCACGGCTTACCGCGCATTATCGGTGTGGATAAGTGGAAAGGCTCGGTTGAAGATGGCATTGAGCATATTAAGTCCTACGGCAAAGTCTTTATTCACCCACGCTGTCAGCAAACGCTCAACGAATTTCGCCTTTATTCGTACAAAACCGACCGCTTGTCGGGCGATGTATTGCCTGTCGTGATTGATGCCCATAACCACTTTATTGATGCGCTACGCTACGCCTTAACGCCGTTGATGCAAGTTAAAAGTGCCAAAGGAGTTTTACTATGAGCCTAGAGCAAGACAGACTGGCTTTTTTAGCCGAAGCCCTAGGGCTTGGCAATATCAAACGAAGAACGTTATGGAAGGAGTTTGGCTACCCTAATACCTTAACATTCAACCATTTCTTAAAAGCCTATAAGCGCAATAGTATCGCTTTTGCAGCGATTAACCGCTTACTTGACGGTTGTTGGGTTGACTGCCCCGTAATCGTTGAGGGTGAGCAAAAGAACGAATCAAAGCAGACAACCGAATGGGAGTCCAAAGTTGAACGTTTTATGAAACGCTACTGGTCGGCAATCAAAGAGGCAGATAGACGAAACCTTGTCGGTAACTATTCGGCGTTATTACTTCAAGTAAGAGATGGTCAACAATGGGATCAGCCTATTTTGCAAGGCGCGCTATCTAGCATTGGAGAGTTCGGACTGGTTAAACTGATCCCCGTGTGGCAGTCACAGCTTTCAGTGACAGAGTTTCAAGAGGATGTGACCGCCGATAATTACGGCGAACCGCTGATGTATCAATTCAGCGAATCTGCCTTTGGCAAAAAAAGCGTGTCACGAAATATCAAGGTTCACGCAAGTCGTGTAATTTTGCTCAATGAGGGTGGCGACTTTAATTCCCCTCATTCTGGAGTTCCTCTGCTTGAGGCGGGTTACAACAAGCTAGTTGATCTCGAAAAAACATCGGGCGGCAGCGCCGAAGGTTTTCTGAAAAACGCAAGCCGACAATTAGGGATCAAATTAACAAAAGATGTTGATTTGAGACAGCTCGAAGACAGCGCAAAAGCCCTTGGGTTTTCTTCATTTTCTGATGCGTTGAACGACAAGATCAAGAAAATCAACTCAGGAACAGACTCAGCCTTGATTACTCACGAAGGTGATGCCTCTGTGTTGTCAGTCGCACCAGCAGATCCGAAGCCAACGTGGGAAATTTCTGCAAATGAGTTTGCCGCCTCAGTACAAATCCCTTTCACGATTTTGTTCGGACAGCAAACAGGGCGATTGGCAAGTGACGAGGACAAAACCGACTGGGCAAACCGTTGCAACGGTCGTCGAAATGGTTTTCTCACCGATGTGATAACACAACTACTTAATCGCTTGTGGTTCATCGGTGTGCTACCTATGCCAAAAAATAGCGATGTCACAGTGTCTTGGTCTGACTTACTTGCACCAAGCGAAAAAGAGAAAATCGCAAACGCACAGGCTTTGGCTTCAGTTGCAACTACATCGCAGTCTGCCTTTGGTTTTGCCGCGGTAACAGCGAACGAAATCCGCGAATCTTTAGGGTTTGAACCTCTGCCTGATAATCTGATTCCGCCAACAATTGACGACGAAAATGAAGATCAAGACGAAAATCAAGCCACTGCGGATTCCGACAAATAAAGCCGATCCGCTCAATATGGGAGTGTCGGTTGCCAAGCTATTTCGTCACATTGATGTCATTTACTCACAAATTAAGCGCTCCATTAAGCAACAAATCTTGCAAAAGATGTCACTGCGACTGCAAGCAAATAATTTTGAGTATTTTCCTTCGTATCTTACTGCGACTGAGTTGGCGGATTTGCTTGAAACCTTGCAAAAGATTATCGACAAAGAGATTTTGTCGAATGGTTCTCAAGGCGAAAATCTCTGGTTTGACTCCTATATCGACGAAGCAGCACTAAAAGGCACTCAGTCTGCGGTCACTGATTTAGGTCTGCAATCAGAGGCTTATCGCAGTCAGCGAAACTTATCATCAATCGTTTTCAGTCCTGCGTACTTCAACCGATTGGCGATTGCACACATGGCAAGTTATAGCGAGTGGCAAGGTTTAAGCGACGAGTTGCGAAAATCTTTGGCGGGGGTGATCACGGAGGCGGTTTTAAACGGCAAAAACGTGAAAGAAACTGCCCGTGAGATTCGGCAAAAACTTGATGTGTCATCAAAACGGGCGAAGCGAATAGCGCAATCAAGCCAGTTGGCGGCATATCGTCGGGCAGAATGGCAAGAGGCGGAAGAGGCAAAAGAAGAACTTGGGCTAAACACCAAGCTCTTACATTTTTCAGCGCTCAAAGCTACTACGCGATTAGCACACGCCCAACGCCACGGCAAATACTTCGATGTTGCAGAGGTGCGCGAATGGTATAGCCGAGACGGCAACCAATTCAACTGTTACTGCAAGCAGTCTGTGGTTGTGGTCAACGCCTACGGTAAAACAGATATTGAGCCTCTCCTTGTTGGGTTGGCTAAAGAACGTAAACAATGGGTAGGAGCATTAAAAAATGTCAAAAAATAACGTGAACATCGTCACCGTCATTAACAGCAAAAATATCAGCACAGAATCTATTGACGGAGATCAACACCTGATTATCCGCGGCGTTGTGCCGATTGTTGATGATGTTGTGATGAACGACGGACTTTATCCTGCGGATGAAATCAATAAAAGCTACAACAGCTTAGAGGGCAACTTTATGCCGCTTGGGCATCCAAAAATCGAAGGTAAATACGTTTCAGCCCAAGATGTTCGAGCGGTGAACAAACATCACGTCGGTGCGTGGGCGAAGAACGTACGCAAGGAAAGTGGCAAAGTGCTGGTCGATATGTATATCAACCGCCGCTTTGCGGAAGGTTCAGAACAGGGCAAAACCTTGCTTGAACGACTTGACGGAATGGTGACAAACACCAACGCTGAACCTATTCACGTTTCCACAGGGCTGATTCTAAACAAAGTCAAGCAATCGGGTAAATCCAAAGGCAAGAAATATAGCTGGATTGCGACAAATATGTCGTTCGATCATATTGCAATATTGCTTGATGTGCCGGGCGCGGCGACACCTGATGATGGCGTGGGGATTTTTGTAAACCAAGACGGAAGCGAAATGGGGGTGGAAAATGTAAACCTAACACAAGCGGCGGATTACCGCACAGAAAAGCTGTTTGACAAAGTACGATTTTACCTGATGGCGAACTCAGATTTATCGTTTGAAGAAATTCATCGCGCGCTGCGTGAAGCTATTCGCCCCGAAGGCAAAGATAAGTGGTCATTTTGGGTCGAAGCTGTTTACCCGAAATACTTCATCTATTCGGACGATAACAGCGGCAAGAAATACAAGCGGAGCTATTTTATTGACGAAAATGACAATGTGCAGCTCACTAGCGAACCTGTCGAAGTTGTCAAGAAGATTGGCTACGAAGAAATTACAACCAATGAGGAACATAATCCAATGAAAACCAAAATCTTAGCCGTGTTGAATGCGGCAAACGTGAAAACGGAAGGCTTAAATGACGATCAGCTCTTGGAAGCCTACAACAAGCTGCAAGCGGATAAGGGTAAAGAGCCTGAAAAGCCTAAAAATGAAGATGACAGCGAAATTGATGAGAAAATCAAGAAAGCAGTCAATGCCGCGATTGAGCCACTCCAGCAAGCCTTGCAAGCTAATACTGACAAAGAGCAAGCAGCAATGCGTGCGGCGGTGAAAGCCAAGTTCAATATGAGCGATGCCGCAGTCAATGCTTTGCAAGGCGAGGTATTAACTGAGTTGTATGCGCAAACGCAACAATCGGTCGGATTAAACAATAATTCGGCCAACGGCAACGGCGACAATCAATGGGATGGTTACTCACTCAACCAAGAGGAGAAAGGCAATGAGTAATGTAATTTATCGCGGTTCGGTCAAGCGTGAACCTCAAACGGTGAATATCGTGATCAACGATACTTCGGCACCGGGTGCAGTAGTTAAACTCCACAACGGCAAATTAGAGGCGGCGGCTGATTTAAAAGGTCGCCGTTTTTTATTGGGCAACAACCGCTTTAAGGGGCAGACAATCGAACAAGCGTATGCGAAGGGCGATACTGCAACGGCGTTTCGTTTAGAGCCTGAACAGGAGTATTACGCGCAAATTGCCGACGGCACTTATAACTTTGGCGATGAACTCACGGTAAAACAAGCGGGCGGCAAACTGACCAAAGCGGAGACGGGCGATGTAGTGCTATTTTTCTTCGACGAAGAATCGCAGCGTGTAATCAGTGGCGGCAAAGGCTATGCCGATGTCGTGGTGGCAAACGCCTACACTAAATAAGAGGTAACAAAGCAATGTTGAAATTCACAAAAGAACAAGAACGCTTCGTGATTAACGAGCGGATCAATTACGACAAAAAACACGCGCTAATGGCAGCAAATTCGGCGGGGTTATTGGGCAACGCGATGACTTTGCCGAAAGATGTCTGGGCGGAATGGGATCGTGATGCAGTGCAAATTCAGCGCGAAGAATTGGTGGTGTTTAACGATTTAGCGGGCATTTCAAAATCAATGCCGATTGGCAAACTTATTCACCATTTCCAAACGGTATCTGATAGCGGTTCGGTTAATATCTCATTAGACGGTCGTTCATCAGCGAAAACCGATAACGTGGTGCTTAACTACCACGGTACACCGTTGCCGATTATTGATTCCACTTTCTCTTTTGGCTGGCGCGATATGTCGGCAGCTCAAAGCGAAGGGTATCAGATCGACGGTGCAGCACGCGCGAACAGTCTCCGCAAGGTGGCTGAAAAAATGGAAGATCTCGCTTTAAATGGTGATTCCTCTATTGTGGTTGGCAATGCCAAGCTTTACGGCTTGCGTACTGCGCCAAATCGTATGACTAACACACACAATCTGGATTTAGCCACTGCGACACCGAAAGAAATTTACGATGTGTTCCGTGACTTGATTAGCAAATTCCACGCGAAGAACTACTACTCTCCTGTAACGCTTTATGTGAACTATGGCGACTATTTCGCAATGAGTACACGTGATTACTCCGAGCAGAAATCCGAATCTATCTTGAACAAAGTGATGACGATTCCGCAAATTGCGAAAATCGTGCCAGCAAGCCGTGTACCGCAAAATGAAATTCTCGGCTTGTGCAAGCGTTCGGATGTGTACCAAGTGCTTAACGGTATGCCGTTAGTGACTCGTCCGATTGCGCGCCATAATGAAACCGATGATTACTCGTTCCAAATTATGGCAGCCGTTGCCGTGGAGTTCAAATTCGACGATAAAGGCAATGCTGGCTATATCCAGTACACTAAATCCTAAGGCGGTGCAAAATGAAGTGGCTATTAACACACGATAGCCACGAGTTGAAGAAAGGCGATGTTTACGAAGGCGAAACATTACCGCTTTGGCTTGTGGGCAAAGCTATCGAAATCGAAGAAAAATCCTTTGAAGTTGCAACGCCTTCTGATCACGCTGACGGCGAAACTGGCGAAACTGGTCAGAAAGGCAAAAAAGATAAAGGCAAATAACTATGGCAGCAGAAATAGAGCTATCCGAAGCGCGAACAACGCTTGACGAACTGGGTTTCACTTCGCCGAACTCTCTGCTTGAGCTTTACGTTCAGCAAACGAACACCTTAGACCAGGCGTTGAACAAATCGGGGTACAGCGAAGAAACACAGAAACTGATCAAGCTCTATCTGGTTGCTATTCTTGCAATTTCATCTGGGGCGCGCCGTATAAAGTCAGAAGGTGCGCCTAGCGGTGCAAGCCGAACGTTTGAGTATGATCCAAACGCGCTAGACAACCTTAAGTCGGCGATTCGCTCAATTGATCCGAAAGGTTGCGCTGAAAGTTTGCTACCCAAAGATAAAGTTGTCGGCTTTTTCGATGTGGTCGGAGGCTGCTAATGTCAAATTTATCGAATTGGTCCTACACCGCAAAAGCCACGCTTTGGCAGGCTAAAGGAAAGAACGATGACGGCGTTTTAGTTTTTTCTACGCCACAAATCATTTCCTGTGACTACGGTGCAGATAGAAAGCGCGCACGTTTTGAGATTGGGCGTGAACAAGCGGTCAAAAATGTGATCTGGACGGAGTTCGCCCACGCCAAATTAGGCGATTATGTTCTGATTGGCGAAAGCGAGCAAGCCGATCCGATTTTGGCTGGCGCAGAGGAAATTATTCATATACAGCGCTTTGCTGATACGTTCGACCGCAATCGTGATGATTTTGCGCTGATAACAGGCGGGTAAAATGGGGATCAAAGTAAAAGGCATAAGACAGGTCAAGCAGCGGCTGAATCAGGTTGTTGGCGAGGTTCAGAGCCAAAAAGCAACTCGGGCAATGTTTCGCATTTTGAATGCGGTTGCCCCTCTTGCGGCGCACTATACGCCTGTTGATACCTCAACGTTGATCAACAGTCAATTCACTGAAATGGAAGTGAACGGCACACGCTTGATTGGAAGAGTGGGTTATTCTGCTAATTATGCGGCTTACGTTCACGATCCTAATATCAAGCAAAACTTCCGCAAGCCTTCAGCGAAGAAAGAGTTTTTGACTTCCGCGCTGAACGAATCAAAGGCTACGATCAAATCCATTGTTAAAGAGGAGTTGTCACTATGATTTCTTATGTCAAAGCCTTCAAACAATGGTTAGAGGCTCACTCTCTTGCAGACGGCTATGTTGTGCAGCTTTACCAGTGGGAGGATACGCAAAAAGCCAAGCCTGTTATTGTTATTCAGCCAAATAGTGGTTCGCCGCAAGTTTCTGACCTGAGCAGCGAACACTATCTGCTAATTAGCCTTGTTGCAGGTAAAAATTCAGGTTACACAATCGAAGAGCGAGCAAGGGCGATTATGTCAAAGATTTTAGTTGAGCCTTTCGCTTCCTTTGGTTACATCGAATCAATGGGCGGATTACCCGCCCCAATTTTCACCGAAGATAATCGAATGATTTTTCGCTTACCACTTCGGATTATTTCAACAAATCAAGAGGAGTAGTTTATGGGTTCTCCATCTCCACAAAATAACGCAGAAAATCTCGTGGTGGGGCGTGCCGTAGTTTTAGAGTACGGTACGACTGATGCAAAGCCACAAGAAAGCGAATGGAAGGTTGCGGGCGCAATGACGACAAAGAGTTGGGATTTTAGCCCAAATTCGGTTACATCAGAGGCTGATGATGCTGGCGGCTTCCCTGAAACCTTAATTACAAACTCAGACTTTAGTATTTCTGGTGACGGTGAGTGGCGCAAACGACCAAAATCGAAAGAACTAGGCATCAAAGATCTAGTTGTGTTATACGCAAATGCGGTAAAAAATCGCACCCAACCTTACATTTGGGTTCGTTTGAAATACGCAGGCTTAACAATTCTCGGAAAAATGGTTATCACTGCATTAAGTAGCGAAGCCCCAACCAATGACTTAGTGAAATTCTCTATAGAGTTCAAGGTTGGCGATTCAAGCACTATCGAAATTGCTGCAGCGTAAAAAATCCCACCCTCTATAACAAGAGCGGTGGGATTATCATTATCCTAGGGATAGTTGTAGGGGCTTTCCTAAGCTAGCCAAAATACGACCAATAGTGTCGATTTTTGTAATATGGCGAGGGGCTAAAATTCGCTGTACTTCTGGCGGACGGATATTAGTTAATCGGGCAATTTCTGCCTTGCTTACCGCTTGTTCTTGCATTGTATTATGCAAAAGCACTTTTGCGTAGATGCTCTCTGGCATAAACACAGGCACTTCGTCGGTATTTACTGGGCGAGTGAGCGGAAAGCGTCTATCTTCATCGAAATAAATTTCAACACAAGATAGTAGCACGTCTTCTGCCATTTCCATTGCTTCTTCAAATGTATCGCCTTGGGTGATAGCTTCTGGCAAATCAGGAAATGTCACTACAAAGCCCCCTTCTTCAGCGGGGGTAAATAACGCTGGATAAAACATATTTTCTCCTTATTCAAGGGTGTAGTGAAAGCCCCTTAACATCAGGGGCTTTATATTATTTTAAGCCTAGTTGCTTTTTAACCCCTTCCACTAAGCCTGTTTTTAACTCTTGGCTTGGGTGTTTGGGGAGGTGGCTTCTTTTGCCCTTGTAGTAGAGTTTCAAATGCTTTGATCCATTTTCAACCTCTACCCCATTAGCCTTTAGCCACCTTAGGAATTCGCTTTGCTTCACTACCTCCTCCTATTTGTTTAACTTGGGTTCATTATATGCAAAAATGCTAACTTTGTCAACAGAAAGTTAGCAAAAATGCTAATTTTTTTTGTTGAGGTGAAAATGGTTAGCTATCCAATTACTGAAATTGGTGAAATGCTTATTGCAACCGATGGGCGAGACTTTTTATTCAGACCGAGTTTCAAAAATATCTACAAAATTGGAAGCCCACAAGAAATTGTAAAAATCTATGCACTATTGCACGGCTGTGAGATTCGAGAGATATTGCCGCACATTTTAACCAAATCGGAGTCTCATCAATCTTACTTTTGGTCAGTGCTGAATTCGCCTGTTTTTGGCAGAAAAATTCTGCAAAACGCAATGATCGTGATGTCGTGCTGTTGCGATGATGATATTTCCCTGTTGATTGGCGAGTGGTTGCCGTCAAAGTCTGGCGTTAGGTACAAGTTGGGTAAAATGCCACCTGAGACAATTATCAATTTTGCAAAAAATTTAATGGGTCACGGAGTGATTGGTTGCTGCGAATTGCCAAAGAAAGAACAATCTGCAAAAAATGAATTTTCAGAAAGTTTTGATGCTGTTGAGTACATAAGTTTAGCCCGAACTCATTTCAATATGAGCCGCGAAGACGCTGAAAATCTCACGATGACCGAATTGCAGCAACTTCTAAAAAGTCAAATGCCTGCCGAAAATAATAGCTATGGACAGTTCACCGAAGAAGAGTACGACAGAATTATGGCGGAATATGAGAAAAGAAGAGCGGCTTAAATAGCCGCTAACATTTAAAAGAACCTACCTGATAGAACGGGAGTGAAATCCTTGTAATGTGCTGAATAAAAAAGCTCTCTTATGTCATTGAGTAGCTCAAATTCATCTTTGGATCTTGCGTTGCAGATTGCCACATAGTCATCTACGCAGGATAAAATACGTTCAATACTGACTTCTTTTATCCAGCATACTTCTTGGTTTTCATTCAGCCAGTTGGCAAAGTCTTGTTTAGTGCAGTCTTTTTTCATAAGTTCTCCTTTTTGATTATTTGCAAAAAAAATCATATCAAATCATCCGTTGTTATCTATTGGCGAAAATAATTTTTGCGACACAGATCGCAAAAATAGGTTTTGACGGTGGAAAAACGAATCTTAATTCGTAGAATGGTAAAATTTCTTTATTTTTAAGGTATTTTTATGAAAAAAATGATTGTTTTTGTAGCTTCTGTTTTGTCATCTTTTGTTATTGCATCGGATTGGGAAATAATAGAAGCGGCTCAAAATAAGGTGAAAGCAGAGCTTATAAGAAAATCAGAAAAAAAAGCAGAGTTATGTTTAAATGTTGCTCAGGCTGTCTTAATTACTAATCAAAAAGTGCAAAAAGATACTTTCTCAATGTGTGGTGAATTTTCGACAGAGATTGTCTTTTCTGACTCTAAAGCATATAGCCTTGCAGTATGTGGAAAGGTTAAAGGTAAAGATATTATCGGAAATCCGATAGAGAGCGACTATATATACCAAAGAGCAACTAAGGATTTTTACTTTAATTATAATGGCAAAAAATCAGCTTATTATGATCCTCAATCTGATCTTGCAAGGCTTCAAGAGGTCTCAGACTCTATGTTTAATGCTATGCAAAATAGATATTGTAAGTGATGCTTGCATTGGTTTTTAAATATTTAACTCAAATAATTTATGTGTTTTTAGTTTAATAGGGCGATTTATGGATGTAAAGGTAATTAACGTCTTACTAATTATTCTTTTTTCAGCAATTGTAATAGGTTTATTCCTTTTTCAAGATCAAGATTAAGAGATCCAAACAACCATTCAGTGATATATTTAGAGCAGATTCAAGAAATGTGCAGCTTAGATAAAATAGGCTCATACCAGATTGATTTTGTACGACAAAGTGGGAATGAGTACAAAGAGAGTATTCTTGTTAATGATTTTGAGTTAGCAATAAAAACCGTATTATCCACGTTAAGAAGGGCAAAAATAGATAGTGTGTCAGTAATATCTAACACACCTAATTTATTTATTTATTATCCACCGAGCTTTCTACAACGCAAGAGGTAGTCAAGAAGGAAAGAAATTAGGATCGATAAGGATTGCAAAAATTTAATGTAACAAAAATATAGATTAAATTGTATTTAACCAATCTATTGCTAGATAAATTGTAAAAAAATCACAGAAATAACCGCTTGTGCTATGTCACAAGCGGTTTTTTATTTAAATAATTTTAAGGAATTGTTTATGACGGTCGAAGTTGGCGGAGTTGTAATTACCGCAGATCTAGAATTTGAAAATCTGCTAAGAGATACTCAAAAAGTTGATAAAGCGATGGATGACATCGGAAAATCAACATTAAAAGCAGAAAAAGGGCTGAAAGGGCTAGAAACGCAGGCAACCAAAACGGCGATAGCAGTAAATCAAGCCACAAACAAAATGAAAAATATCCGTGGAGTAGCAGGTCAACTTGGTTATCAAATTCAAGACATCTCAATAATGCTTCAAATGGGTTCTAACGCTTCAACCGTTATTGCTCAGCAAGGGTCGCAAATCTTAAGTATTTTCGGTCCAATGGGAGCTGTTGCAGGGGCGATCTTAGCTATTAGTGGTGCTATTGGTGGGGCGTTACTCCCTAGTTTGTTTGATTCAACTGATGCAACTGAGCTTTTGGCAGCAGCTCAAAAAAATCTCAGCGAAGTAGTTACTCAAACGGAAAGTGGTGTTTCCGCCCTTTCTGCGAAAATCATTAAATTAGCAAAAGTAAGCGAAGATGCAGCAAAAGCAAAAATTGCAGTAGCTATGAGTGATGCAAAAATAGCTATTAAGGCAGCAGGGGATTCATCACAAAAGGCATTTGAGCAATTTGACGGCTTTTTTGGATCGTTTACAAATTCAAGTCAAAGTATTCGGAACGCAATTGACGAATTAAAACGCTATGAATCAAAAGGTAAAGATGTTGGTGCCGTAATAAAAGAACTTGGAGGCACATATGGTGGTGCAATTGCCGAAATTAATGCGCTGGATTCTGTGACAAGCGAAATGTCTAAAACGCTTGGTATTACTCAATCTGAGGCTCTTGGTTTGATAAAACTGTTGGCTCAATTAGAGCAAGACAAAAGCCCTGATAATATTAAATTACTCGCGATAGCTTTATCTGACTTAAGCGATAAAAATGGGTGGGCGAACGAAGAGCTAAATAAGCTAACCAGAACGATAAACGATAATTCAGTATCTGCTTTAGATGCCGAAACATCAGTAAGACTCTTAGAGTCTGCTATAAAAGACTTGCAAAATGCAATCCAAAACTCCCAAGGTGCATTGGATGGCAATGTAGCAAAAATGAATCAACTTGCAGATGCGGCAGAAAGAAAAGCTGCAACGATAGGCAAGACTGAGCGTGAAACTGCTAAATATGCAGCTACGCTATTAGCTACAACCGATGAAGCTAAAAAAAATCTTGATTCCACATTAAGTAGGATTGACGCATCATACGATCAAATCGAAGCCTATCAAGCCGAACAAAAAGCCTTACAAGATAAAAAGACCGCAGATGCAAAAGCTGCCAGAGAAGCTGAAGCGGCTGCAAAAAAATCCGCTCAAGCCAAGAAGCAAGTTGTCGAACAGTTGCGACAAATGGCTACACAGTACGAGATTGCTGTTTTGAGGCAAAAGGGAATGCATCTCGAAGCCGTAAAATTAGAAGCTGGTATGCGTTTAGGAGCTGCGGCAACAAAAGAGCAACGAGAAGAAGCTGAAAAACTAGCACAAAGTATTTATGGAGCAACCGCAGCAAGTCAGAACTTTAACGCTATACAAGCCCAAGCATCTCCTGTTACTGCATTAGACCAACGACATCAACAACAGCTAGCTCAGATCGAAGAATATAAAATCTTGTATCCACAAAAAATAATGGAAGCAGAAGCTGCGAGAGCTGCAATCGAAGAACAATACCGCCAGCAACGAATGGAAGCTCAATGGGAGGAGTGGAAGCAAGCGAGCGACGGGGCGAGAATGTTTGGTGATGCGGTTGATGCTGTTGGTTCAAGTGCAACAAGCACAATTACGGGGCTACTAAATGGCACAATGTCCGTGCGTGATGCTTTCGCATCAATTGCAAATACGATCTTAAATAGTGTAGTACAAAGCCTTGTCGAAATGGGTATGGCTCAAGTTAAGCAAATGATTATGGGGCAAACTGCTGCCAAGGCTTCTATGGCGGCGCAAATGGTGCAAGCTAAAGCGTTAGCTGCTTCATTTGCACCCGCGGCCTCTATGGTTTCTCTTGCCACACAGGGGGCGAATGCTATTCCCGCTCAAGCTGCGATCACGTCAACTATGAGTATGGCTCAAGTCGCCGCGGTGACAGGTCGTAAACTTGGCGGCCCTGTATCAGCTAGACAGATGTATCGTGTCGGCGAGAACAATCAGCCCGAAATCTTCAAAGCGAGCAATGGGATGCAATATATGATCCCCGGTCAAAGCGGTCGTGTATTCAGCAACAAGCAGTCGCAAGGTCAAGGTGGAGGCGAAAGCAAAACAGTAGCTGTCATCGTAAATCAAACCAATCACTTTAGCAGCGATGAAGCCAGTGCAAATCAAGCGGCTGTTGCAAAAGCATTGAGCAATCAAATCAAGGCTTCCGTGAGATTGGAATTGCAGTCACAAATGCGAGCTGGTGGAGTTCTAGCGAGGTAATCAATGCAAACATTTAATTTCAAGGTTGAACAAGACTACACTGTTCAAAATGAGCCCAGTGTCGTCATACTAAAATTTGCCGATGGTTACGAGCAAACCGCTCCCAAAGGGTTAAACCACAATCTGAAAAAATACCAAGGCATTACCGTAAAAGCGAACAAAGCAGAAGCGGTGAAGATTCAGCAATTTCTCAATGCTCACGGTGGGTATAAGAAATTCAACTGGCGCGATAGAACAAGCGATGAGACGGTAACGGTTCGTTGCAGAAGCTGGAGCTCCACTAAATTAGGTGCAGTCATTGAGTTTACACTTAATTTCGATGAGGTGATTTAATGCCAAAAGCCCCCCCCAAAAAAATGGCATCAGAGTTGATAAAACTCGAACAAGATGCCCTGATTGAGCTGTGGGAGATAGATCTCACTCACATCTACTCTAGCTCAAACCCAAATCAGCGCGGAGAGATATTCCGCTTTCACAATGGCGTGAGCCAAACACAACAGAACATCTGGTGGCAAGGCAATGAATACCAAGCATACCCGATTGCCGCCGATGGTTTTGAGATTTCGGGTCAAGGACCGTCAAATCGTCCAACACTCACTGTCTCTAACCTGTACGGTGTTGTCACGGTATTAGTAGAAGATTTCGGGCAACCCGTAGAGGCGAAAGTCAGCAGTGAAGAGACTGTAGATGGCAATATCCAAATGACGGTGGAACTGCTGAAAAAAATGGATCAAATCGCCGATCAACGCTACCGTAGAAATCAGTTAAATGATTTAAGAACAGGTGGAACATTATCTAAATAGGTGAAGTATGCCAATTAGTATTTCTAACCAAATGAAACTAGATCTTGCCAAACTTGAGCAAAATGCAATGCTGGACTTGTACGAGGTTGATTTGCGTAAATTGCAAGACAAAAACGGCAATGCTGGTAGTGTTTACCGCTTTTATTCTGGGCTAAATGAACTCAAAACAAGTATCGTCTGGCAAGGTCGAACTTACGACCCTTACCCCATCGAGGCAACAGGATTTGAGCGTAACAGCAGCGGCCCAAGCAATCGCCCTACTCTTACGCTATCAAATCTGTTTGGCTTAGTTACGGGTATTGCTAATCAGTTTGATGAGTGTATCGGGGCGATTGTTCGCCGTCATCAGGTTTACGCCCAATATTTAGATGCAGTAAACTTTGCTGGAGGTAATGCCAAAGCCGATCCTAATCAGGAAATAATCAGTCATTTTGTGATTGAGCAGCTTACCAGCCTCACACGAGAAACGGCAACCTTTACGCTTGCGTTGCCGATTGAAACCGATAATGCCAAGATCCCGAGCCGAATTATTATGGCGGATACCTGTACTTGGATTTACCGCTCGGCGGAATGTGGCTACACCGGCAAGCAGTATTTTGATGAAAAAGACAAGGCAACATCAGACCCAAAAGCAGATAAATGTAGTCATTGCCTTAATGGTTGTGAATTAAGAGGCAATCAACGCAATTTTGGCGGGTTTGTATCGGTAAATAAATTGGGGTAATGAATGGAATTGGAACAACAAATAATCGACTACGCCCTCCAACACGAACCGCACGAAATGTGCGGCTTTGTTGTTTTTGACGGCAATAAAAATCGATTTATCCCTTGCGAAAACCAAGCGGAAGACAAAGCCAATTACTTTGAAATCTCCGATCTTGATTACATCAAAGCAGAAGAAAAAGGCGAACTGATGGCGGTGGTGCATTCACACCCCGAACCAAATGGCAAGCCTATACTATCTACCCTTGATCGCAAAATGCAGGTACAAACCGGGTTAGATTGGTGGCTGGTGCATAATCGGCAAATCCATAAATTCCGCAATGTACCACATTTAATCGGGCGTGAGTTTAAACACGGCACAATGGATTGCTACACGCTCTACCGTGATGCCTATATGCTTGCCGGTTACGAGATGGACGAGTTCGAGCGACAAGATGACTGGTGGCATACCGGGCAAAATCTATATTTGGATAATATTCAAGGGCAAGGTTTCGAGCGAGTAGAAACCCCACAAATCGGCGATGTGATTTTAATGCAGGTTGGAGCTGATGTACCTAACCACGCAGCGATTTATATTGGCGAACAGATGGTAATCCATCACAGCCCGAACCGATTATCTAAGCGTGATTTATATGATGGCTACTGGTTACGCCATACCCACAGTATTTGGCGGCATAAACTGGCGGAGAAGTTAGATTTTGATGGCATATTGAATGATATTGCTGTAAATAACTAACAAAAAATGACCGCTTGTAACAAAAACAAACCCCGAAGCGTTTGCAGCACTTCGGGGTTTTTCATATCCACTTACCTAACTAAGAGGACATAAATTAAATGAATGATAAACGATTTACATTCAAATTTCTAGGAGTTCTTATGGAAGCAATTAATATTACCCCAAAAGAAATCAGAAAAACAATGTGGACAGCCGCAATAATTCTCTTTTTGTTTGCGTTCATCTGGAAAGCCCCTGAATTTATCACTGCTATTCGTTGGTGGTAACTATGATTACAGTTAAATTTTACGGACATCTTAGAAAATTCGGTACAGACTTTAGACTTGAAGTTAAAGACACCGCAGAAGCCATCAGAGCGTTATGCTCACAGCTTACAGGCTTGCGTGAAACGTTGCGAGACGGTATTTATAAAGTCCGCATCGGGAAACAGTATTTAGATGCCTCAGCCCTTGAAAAAGGGCTTTTTTATTGCCTGAAGAAAGGGCAAACCATTCATTTTACCCCTGTTATCAAAGGGGCGAAAAGCGGGGGTGTTTTCCAAGCTGTGTTAGGTGTAGCCTTAATTGGAGCCGCATTTTTTCTCGGGCCGGTCGGTTGGGGAGTTCTAGGGGCTTCTTCCGCAATGATGATGGGAGCAATGGGGGCATCAATGTTGCTTGGCGGTGTTGCTCAAATGCTTACCAAAATGCCGAATGCCCCGAATATCGGTAATGAAAAAGAGAAAGAAAACTCAACGGCTTTTTCAAATTTAAATAACTTGGTGGCTCAAGGCAAACCTGTGCCGTTGGCTTATGGCTTAATTCGGACCGGCTCGCTTGTGATATCGCAGGGAGTTGAGACGATGACTGTAGAGGTATAATTATGGGATTATTTAGTCGTAAGAGAAAAAATCATACTCCTAAAGAAGCACCGGAAACCGGTCGCTCTAAACAGATTGTAAATATTGTGGAATTGCTGTGCGAGGGCGAAATCGAGGGCTTGGTTGATGGCTTTAAATCGATTTACTTAGACGGCACGCAGATCCAAAACGATGACGGCAGCTATAACTTTAATAATGTGAGTGGTCAGTTAAATGTCGGTACGCAAGACCAAAATGTGTTAGACGGTTACGACAGCTCACAAAATGAAGTGAGTGTGGGTGTAGAAGTCAAGAAAAAAAGCGGTGCAATCGTCCGCACCGTTACTGATGAACGCATCAGCCGTTTGCGTTTAACGTTGGGCGTGCGGTCACTATTCCATCAAAATAATCAAGGCGATACCAATACCACCAATGTTGATTTAAAAATCACGATTGGCACACGGCAATATTCGCATAGCTTTAACGGCAAATACAGCTCGCAATACCTTGAATCTGTGGTGTTTGATAACCTGCCTCCTGTACCGTTTAATATCTCGGTTGAACGTGTAACAAAGGATAGCAATTCTCAACGACTACAAAACGGTACAATTTGGAGCAGCTATACCGAAATTATCGACACCGAATTTACTTACCCTAATTCAGCGGTTGCCGGTATCAGTTTTGATTCGGAGTATTTTAATAATATCCCGACCCGAAACTACCTAATTAAAGCGAAAAAAGTCAAAGTGCCAAGCAATTATGATCCAGTTAAACGCACTTACACCGGCTTTTGGGACGGCACATTTAAAATTGCGTGGACGAACAACCCTGCTTGGGAAATTTACGATTTAGCTCCGATTTTAAGCAAAATGCTTGGGGTTGAAATCAGTTTTGACAAATGGGCGTTGTATGATGTTGCTCGCTATTGCGATCAACTTGTGCCGGACGGTATGGGTGGAATGGAGCCTCGTTTCACCTGTAACGTATGGCTCACGGAAGTTAAAACTGCCTATGACTTGTTGAATGATTTCTGCTCGGTATTCCGTGCGATTCCGATTTGGACCGGAACAGAAGTATCGGTCATTATCGACCGTCCGCGTGATCCGGTTTGGACTTACACAAATGCTAATGTAGTTGGTGGATTTGAACGATCCTACTCTGCTCGCAAATCACGCCATAATGCAGTGCAAGTTACTTATTCGGATAAAACAAATGGCTATGAAAGTGCGATTGAATATGTCTCTGATGACGAGGAAATCAAAAAGCACGGCTTAAATTTAAGTCAAATTACTGCTTTCGGTTGTACCTCTCGGGGGCAAGCACACCGTACCGGAAAATGGATTTTGGAAACCGAAAAACGGGAAAAGGAAACCATTACTTTTACCGTGGGACGTGAGGGCTTAATGCACTTGCCGGGTGATATTATCCGTGTTGCCGACAGCCATTATGCCGGTACGGAAATTGGCGGACGTGTACTGGCGATTAATGGCAGAAAAGTTACCCTTGACCGTGAAATTAGCATTGATAACGCCAGTTATTTTACCTATATCAACGGTGAGGCAACGCACTCTAGCATTAAAATCCAATCGGTAAACGGTAAAGAAATCACGCTAGATAGCACGCCAACCGGCTTAGAAACCTACGGCGTATGGTCGTTATCGACTAAACAAATCAGCTCGGGCTTATACCGCTCCATCTCGATTGTTGAAAATGCGGACGGTACGAATACGATTACGGCATTGCAACACGAACCGCAGAAAGAGGCGATTGTAGATAACGCTGCTCACTTTGTGGAAACGGCGAGAACGCTTTACAAAGCCCCGCAAATTAACGCAGTAGAAGTCTCGACTGGTTATGACGGCAAGCTCTATATCTCCAGTGATATTAGTTCTGGCGACGGCAAGCTGACCTATGATATTAAAATCACCAAAGATGGCAATTTGTATCAATTCAAGAAAGGATTAGCCGATCCAAATATTGAGTTGAGCGATTTACCGAATGGCGATTACAGCGTGATTATTTACGGTAAAAATGCCAAAGGGCAAATCGTCACCGAAAAAACACAAACCTTTACTATTGATCGACCTCCTGCTCCGACCGGTGTAGTAGTAACAGGTGGATTAGGGCAAATTACCCTAGAGTGGGATTGGGTAAATGAGGTTACTCAAACCGAGATTTTTGCAGCGGAAACTGATAATTTCGCTCTTGCAGAAAAAATCGCAAAAGTGACCGCTAGAACCTATGCGCATACGGTAAAAGGTAACAAAGCCGTGCGTTACTACTGGTTACGCCATACCAGAGGCATTAATGTCGGGCCGTTTTACCAACAGCAAGGCGTGAAAGGAGAAAGTGCGGTTGATTTAGATGCTCGTTTAAAGGAGCTGAATACCGAGCTTTCACGCAATATTGTGAATGAGGTTTTTGATGTTGCTGCACCGGCACGAGGTTTAGAACTGGTCAAAACTGTGGCAAACTTGACCGATAAGCGGACGAAACTGGCATCATCGCAAGTTTACAATCAAGCTGATGGTAAACTTTATACTTGGGACGGTACAGCGTATTCAGCCGCTGTGCCTACCGAAGATATTATCGGTAAACTGCCAAAATCCAAAATAGATACCTCTCTTATCTCGCAATTAACTAGTGCAGACAATACGGCAAATTTGGCAAGAAGATTAGCGGAAACAGCTCAAGCAAATATTAATCGGGAGGTCTCTGACCGACAAGCTGCGGTTACTACGGAAACCAATAATCGCACCAAAGCCATTCAGGCAGAAAGTGTAAATTTAACGAAAAAAATTCAAGCTGAAGCAACCGCTCGTGGGGCTGCTGTTACACAGTTACAAAATGTTGATGCTCAACAAGCACAACTCATTTCTGCTGTCACAGCAAAAGCTAATAATGCCCTATCAGGCTTGGAAGAGGAAAAAACAGCACGAGCAAACGGCGATAAAGCTGAAGCTCAAGCACGTGAAGTATTGACAAGTCGTGTAGCAAGTGCTGAAAGTGGAATCGCAGAAGTACGTCAAAGCATTGCCACGGCGAATAGTAGCATTGCAGAAGTTAGTCAAAATCTAAACGCTAAGATCGACGGATTAAGCGTAGGTGGTCGGAATTTATTATTAAAATCCAACGCAACAAACTTAATCAATTTTGTCAGATCATCTCAAGATGTATTAGATAACACTGATTTCAAAACTCCAGTAGTACGAATCAACTGTATACAAGATAGTTGGTTTGGTCGAAAAACAGCGATTACATCGGGGAAATTGCTTGCTGGTAAATACACTCTATCGTTTAAGTATCGCACCAACGCTACAATTAATAATACTTTTATTGGTTATGGAGGCAATCAGCGCAGACGGCTTATCACATCAAATGTTGTCGGTAATGAGACATGGCAAACTTGCAAGCTCACATTTGAGACAACCGAGGATTACCCTGATATATTTATCATTATTGGTGGTTATGGTAAGGCGGATGTAAGTTATATTGAATTTGCCGAGCTGAAACTAGAGAAAGGCGCTATCGCTACAGACTGGACACCAGCCCCTGAAGATGTGGAAAGCTCCGTGAGTGCAGTTTCGGCTGATTTAACCTCGTACAAACAAACACAAGCAAGTGCAGATTTAGCTCAATCGCAACAGATTACGGGATTAACAACCCGAATGGCTGGGGCTGAAGGCAATATCACAGAGATTAAATCGACCAAAGCGAATAAAAATGAGGTGGCAAGCCTTGCTCAAAATTCATTGCAAGCAATTTGGAAAGCAGATGTACAGTCTGCGGTTAATGGATTTAAAGTCGGCGGTCGGAATTATTTGAAAGGCTCAAGAGTTGATGAAGGTTTTTGGTTTTATACAAAATCAGGATCATCAACTGGTTCATCACGTATTGATAACAAGCAATTAGTGTGGTTGCCGGATACGGATCAGGCGAATAAGTGGAAACAATGGCAGCAAACTGGATACGATGTAAGAGGCATCAAATCAAATTTAGCTCTCAATGATATTAATGTATCTGACAATGTTGTTATTTCATTTTTTGCAAAAAATGAATCAAAAACTAATCAAGAGTTGCAAGTTATTTTGACTCAAGATGTGACGAGTGGTAACCGCGCTGATTTGAGTAACCATATAATCACATTGCCTGCACAGAGTGATAAGACTAGATATGTTATTAATCTTAAAATATTAAAACAAAAGCCAGCATTATATAAAGGGAATCGTCTAATTCTCTCTGTTCGAACACCTATCCCTGATGGAGCGGTCTATGTCGATATGCTAAAACTTGAGAAAGGCACGATTGCTACCGACTGGACACCAGCACCGGAGGATGTGGAGAGTTCTGTAAGTGCAGTATCTGCAAAAGTAGATTCGGTTCAACAAACGCTGGCAAATGCAGATTCAGCACTAAGCTCTCGCATTGATACGGTCAATGCCTCAGTCGGATCAAACTCATCTAAAATTACCCAAGTCAGCAATGCGGTAGCAAGTGTGGACGGCAAATTATCTGCTACCCATACCATCAAAACCGAAACCATTGCCGGTGGACGCAAAGCGATTGCCGGTATTGCATTTGGTGCAACGGCAGATAACCGTAATGCGGAATCTTCTGTGATTGTGATGGCAGATAAATTTGAGGTCGTGAAAAACGCCCAAGACGGCACGCCAGTAAGACTATTTGGTGTGGTAGAAAATAAAGTAGCGATTAATGGGAATTTAATCGCAACAGGCTCGATTTCAGGAGACCACATCAATGCAAATTCCGTCAGAACTGCTGTATTGACTGCAGGAGCGATTAAAACGGAGCATTTGGCAGCAGGGCAAATATCGGCGGATAAGTTAGCGATTGGGCTAGGTGGGAATTTGCTGGTTAATCCTATTTTTGCAACACCCGATTTGTCAATAGCTCCGTTTGGCTGGAACTACTGGCGAGGAGAAGTTGGTGATCGGCTAAATATTGACACCCGTAATATTTTCAATAGGAATGAACAAGATAATTACGGACTAAAAAATGGAGGACTACCAAATGAGTTAGTATTTTCGATGCGGTATAGCACTACACAGGAAACCTCTGATACTGGGCGAATTGGGTGGTTATCTCAGGATATTAATGTTGTGCCTAATAAAAAATATATTGCCTCCGTATGGTTAGCTTGTCATCGTGGGCAAGCTAAATTAGTCATTGAGAATATCGAAAAACCTGGTGGTGCTTACTTAGGTTGGATAGGCGACAGCGAGGTAATTACTGGCTATAGTGCTAATCAAGGCGAATTTAAAAATATGAAACGGGTTAAGGTTGTATTTACTGCACCTACTTCAGGCTGTATTCGTTTCGCATTACGATTAGATAATATTCAGGGCAAAGCTAATCCATTTTTATTTGCTCGTAGGCCAATGCTTGAGGAGGCTAGTGATAATGCTACAGATATCACTCAGCCTAGCCCTTGGCAAAATGCCGGTGTAACCGCTATTCACGGTGGCTCAATAGCTACTAATACCGTTACTGCTCAACAAATTGCAGCTAATACGATTACTGCAAATGAAATCGCAACCGGCACGATTGCAGCACGGAATATGGCGGCAAATTCGATTAATGCGAGCCATATTGTTGGCGGCTCTATTACTGCAGATAAGCTAAAAGTAACGCAGTTATCGGCTATTGCTCAAGATGTGGGGACATTAACCGGTGGAACAATAAAAGGAACAACTATTACGGGGAATACTATTAGTGGTAACAACATTAATGGTGGCTCAATCAATGGTACAACTATAACCGGTACGACAATTACAGGTGGAACAATCAAAGGTGCAAGGTTAGAGGGGGCGACAGGACGTTTTACTGGTGAATTAGAAGTTACACAATTAATCGGTGGTGGTGTAATTGAACAAATTGTTGGCCATTTAAAATTTAAAAGCCACAATAGGCATTATGAAGGGCAAGATTATGGAGAAAACTCATCTAGCCCTAGATATTCGTATACAGAAACCTACGAGGCTACATTAAATATCAGACCAGCTCCAAATCAAAGATACATTGAAGTTGTTGGTATAACCTCTTTCACACTACCAGCTAATCAAAGTAAAACTCAAGTAATATCCAAAACAATAAATGCTTCTAGTTTCCCATCTAAAAGGGACTCTACTATACAGGTAATGATACTAGCTTATAGTTTATCTACAGCAAAATATATATCAGTAACCTAAACTGAGACCAAATGTAGAAATACATTTGGTCTTTTTATCAACAATCTACAAAAGGAAAACCTTATGACAACTTTTAACAAAATCTTAAACCCAATGTATTCAACTATCGCAAGCTATTCAACTCAAGACGACGGCTCACTCAATGCTAAATATGTCGTTGGCACAGGTGAGGAGAGCGATGGTGTTGTGACCAATTTTGTTACTATTACGAGTGAGTACAAATACATTGATGCACAATCCGCAAAAGCAATCACCGATGCCCCACTCACAAAAGAGGATATTGGCAAAACGCCAACCCAGATTATGTTAGGTCGTATTTACAATCACTTAAAAGAGACGGGGCAGATTGTGGTGTAATAGTTCTTATAGATTAGAACCGCTTAGGGTGTAGAAGATCAGACTTGATCTGACAATTCACTCTAAAAAGTGAGAGTTTCCCGTTTAGAATATGAGTGTCAAAAATCAATCTAAACAAAAAGGAAACTCTCATGTTTTATTCTAACAACCCTCTCATTAAACACAAGACCGGTTTATTAAATTTAGCAGAAGAACTGGGTAATATTTCTCAAGCCTGCAAAGTAATGGGAATGAGCCGAGATACATTCTATCGTTATCAACAAGCGGTTGAGCAAGGTGGTGTTGAAGCATTGCTGAATCAAAATAGACGCGTTCCCAACTTAAAAAATCGTGTTGATGAGGCAATAGAGCAAGCTGTTGTGAAGTTTGCTCTTGATAACCCGGCATTTGGACAGGTAAGAGTGAGTAACGAACTCCGTAAACAAGGCATCTTTGTTTCAGCAGGAGGTGTACGTTCGATTTGGTTACGTCATCATCTTGCCAATTTTAAGCAAAGATTAATCGCCCTGGAAAAACTGGTTGCAGAACAAGGTATTATACTCAGTGAAACACAGGTACAAGCCTTAGAGCGTAAGAAAGAAGATGAGATTGCCTGTGGTGAAATTGAAACGACACACCCTGGCTATCTTGGCTCACAAGATACTTTCTATGTGGGCAACCTCAAAGGAGTGGGTCGTATTTATCAACAAACGTTTATTGATACTTACAGTAAAGTGGCGTTTGCAAAACTTTATACAATGAAGACCGCTATCAGTGCTGCGGATATGCTGAATGATAAAGTGTTACCATACTTTGAAAGCCAAGGTTTACCGATGTTACGCATATTAACTGACCGAGGAAGTGAATATTGTGGCAAGGTAGAAAATCACGATTATGAGCTTTATTTAGCAATAAATGATATTGAACACAGTAAAACCAAGGTAAAACATCCGCAGACTAACGGCATCTGCGAACGGTTCCATAAAACAATCTTACAAGAATTTTACCAAGTGGCATTTAGGAAGAAAATTTATACGGATTTAACGACATTACAAGCGGATTTAGATGAGTGGTTAATGTATTATAATCACCATCGAACACATCAAGGAAAAATGTGCTGTGGCAGAACACCGATGGCAACCTTACTTGATGGAAAACGGATTTGGGTGGAAAAGAATTTAAGCTCAAATTAA